TTCCTGCGGCAAGAATAATTTCCATGCGCCTGCAGGTGTACACAAATGGATCCTGTGGATGATGCATGTTTCCAATCCGGCCCACCTCGTAGTGACGGGCGGACCATTGAACCTGAACATGTATGTCGTCATCAAGTCCTACAAAGCCTATGAGCAGGGAGGTGATGTCGGTTCCCTGAATTACACGATTGAACTGAAGGAATATCGTAGTGTAACCGTGACCAGGATCACGAAGGCTCGGAAAACAACCACCACCACAAAAAAGAGGGTCAACAATACAGTCAACAAAAGGATCTATACCGTGAAGAAAGGAGATACTCTCCGCAAGATCGCCAAAAAATACTACGGACACAAGCATTTGTGGAAGAAGATTTACAATGCGAATCACGACCTGATCCACAAGACGGCTAAAAAGCACGGCCACAGGCACAGCCACTACGGAAAATATATCTATCCGGGCTGTAAGTTTGTAATCCCGTAAAGGAGCAGGCGGCTATGAATGATTTGACAGTACTCGTTGGAAGAGGAAACACATGGTATGACTACTCGAACCTGGTCGAAAAGGTCGTGTGGGCAGGGAGAAAGGGCGCAGCTCCCAGGACTGCGACGATTACCTTTGCGGACTCTGAAGGCTATAAGTTGGACCGGGTCAATGCCAGCGTGGCAGCAGGGCAGAGGGTACAGATCTTTGAGTTTGGAAAAGAGATCTTCCGCGGCCTCTTGATGACAGAAACGATGAACAACGGCAGGAAACTGGTCGCCAAGGCCTATGACAGCCTCGTGCGTATGACCAACAATAAATCTTCTTTTTCATATAAGAAAAAGCGTGCGGACCAGATTTTCACAGACTGCTGTAAGCAGCTTGGCCTGACGGTCGGAGGGGCGGACAACACCGGCAAGATCCTGTCAGAGGTTGCAAAGAGCACATGCACTTACTGGGATATCATCCAGGAAGCCCTGAGCCAGACCTATAAAGCTACAGGCAGGAGGTATTACGTTTACTGTGACAAAGCGAAGATATATCTGAGACGCAGGACACTGCCTGCTCAGAGCCTCGTCCTGAGCATCTGGTCAAATACAGTTTCGTATGAGCGCACGCGCTCAATCTATGAGACCAGGACCAGAATGAAGGTGGTCACATCAAAGAACAAGACAAAAAAGACCTGGCAGAATACGGATCTTGAAAAGAAGATAGGTGTTTTCCAGGAAATACAGAGTGTGGACAAAGACATAACAAAGACAGAATTGAACCAGATGGTCGACACCTTCGCCAAAGAAAAGGCTGTCGTGACTGTTTCGATGACGTGGGAAGGGCTCGGGGATACATCCGTAGTCGCCGGCGGAGTAGTCCGGATCGCAAATGACCATCTTAAATTATACAGAGAGGCATATGTTGACGAGGATACCCACACATGGCAGAAGGGTTCCCACACCATGAAACTAAAGCTGAAGTTTGCGGCGAACATTGATGCTGCAGGATAAGGAGGTGTGGGATTGGCGACATCGATCAAAGAGATAATCCAGGGGCTTGCCCAGAAGAATATGCCCAATATAGTGATCGGAACAGTGACGCAGGTGTCCCCTTTGCGGGTAACACTGCTGAATGACCTGGCTGTAAACCTGTCAGCGGCTTCCCTAACCATTCCGAAGAGGCTGAAACCACTGGTTCTTGAAAACCAGTACTACATGCTGTCATTTGATATGGGTAATTCATGGTACATGCTCGATGAAGTAGACGAGGTGTGATATGGCTGAAACAACATTGATGAATGAAGAGGACATGCTCTCGGAAGATGATCTGGAGCAGCTGGCACCGGTATACAGGACGTACGGGATGGACCACGAACATGGCAGGATCCGGGGCATGATTGACGGCGAAGAAGCCTGCCGCCAGGCTATCTGGAAAATCCTGTCTACACGGAGATTTGCTTATTTCCTGTATGACGATCAGTACGGGAGCGACGTTTTCAATAAGATCGGGGATGTTGGACTGACTCCTGAGTATCTGGATGCGGACATCCCTTCCATGGTAGAGGATGCACTCACCTACGATGCCCGGATTACAGGAGTGCGGGACTTTACTTATGAGAGGGTCGGACAGGATTCGGTCCACGTAACATTCGTTGCAGACACAATCTATGGAGAGATGGAAATGGAGGGCGTGTTGACTAATGGCGACAGTTAGAAACATTGAAGATCTCAAACTGGACGAGATCACAGAGGAGGTGCTCCTTGAGCAGGCAATAGCCATGGGAGAAGCTCTTGGAGTGGACACAAACCAGGGATCTGTTTACCGGGATGCCTGCGATGGGCATGTGACACGCACATCGGACTTCTTCGATGACCTGAGCATGGTCGCAGAGATCATCTCCATCAATACATGTACAGGCGAAATTCTGGATGAAAGATTGGCCGAACAGGGCATGGCAAGGAATCCTCCTGAGGATACACCCGCGACCTACTATGTGGAATTTGTCGGAGCCTCCCCGGAAGTCGGAGATCTTGTGAGCTGTGACGACCACTTTTTCAATACCGCAAAGGACGGTGAGGGAAACTGGGTCATTGTCTCCCAGGAGAAAGGCACGGAGATGAATTCCCTTGTACCCGGCCTGCCGGTCATCCCGGAGCGCGATGTAGACGATATGATCAGCGCCACACTCGGCTCTCTGGCCATTCCTGCAGTCGATACAGAGGATGACGATTCGGCTCGCGCCAGATTCCTGGAGAAGATCGCCGGGCCTGCCGAAAACGGAAACGCAGCCCAGATCAAGTCCTGGTGTGAAGGAATAACAGGTGTAGGCAGGGCAAGGATCCTTAAGCTCTGGGATGGACCTGGAACAGTAAAGGCAGTCATCACTGCAGATGATGGAACTGCTCCGTCTGAAGGCATTGTCAATCAGGTTCAGCAGACCATCGATCCGGGGGCATCCGGGCTTGGGGAAGGCCTTGTCACGATAGGGTGTTTTTTCACAGCAGTAGCTTCAGTGGAAGTTCCGATCGATATTTCCGTGGAGGTGACCAAAACTGCGAACGGTTCTTTTGCGGCTATAAAGGATGATATCGAGGCAGCCCTGAAAGCCTATTTGAAAGGGCTGGCACTTGCTGCTGCGGATGAAACAACTGTAAGGGTGAATTCCATCGGGTCACTGATCGCAAATGTATCCGGGGTTGTTGATTACGAAAACCTGCTGGTCAACGGAGGTACGGACAATGTGCCGATCAGCGTCTATCAGGTTCCGGTCGCCGGGGAGGTGATAGTGGATGGACGTATTTAACAACCGAGAGATACCCGGATATGAGGAGCTTGTAAGCTATGGTCCATCCTGGTGGACGGAATACAGGGAGATGGATGCGATATACCGCTTTGCCGGCTGGACGCTCGACCTGATGGCCTTGTGGCTTGAAAAGATCGTACTCAACCAGTTTCCGATATACGCTGACGAGGAAACCATAGCTATGCTGGAAAGAATCCTCGTTCTGGAACCGGAGCCTGGGGATAGTCTGGAAGAAAGACGCAGGACCGTAGCAGCATATTATCCCGGGAACGGAAAATTTGGAGCATCGACAATCAAGTCGATCATCAAGGCTTATTCAGGATGCGATTCTGAAATCTGGTGGGAGGACAACATTCTCCAGATCCGGATCATCCTTGACGAAGATGCAGTATTTTCGGCACGTAAGATTGAGAATATCGTGCTTCGAAGGATGCCGGCACATGTAGCAACGTCTTTCCGGGATCTGCTGATCGTTTTTGTGCTGACAGAATACTTCGTTGAACGGATCACATTCCGCACACCAATCAGCGCGTGGCAGGGGCTTTTGGATGGAAGCATGCTCCTGGACGGGACATACCTGCTCAATACGGAGCTCCCGACCAGGATTACTTTTGTTCCGAAACTTACCCTGACCAACGAGAATATGTGGATATACGCCACTGCGAACAGGTTCATATCCCGGGCAACGTCTGATGAAGATCTGACGCTGACAGACGTCTATAAAGTTGATTCTATCTGGTGGGATTCAGCCAGGCTGCTCGGGGGCTGGGGGGCACTCAATGGAGAAGAGAATCTTGACGATGCGCTTCCGCCTGATATCAATATCAGCGGCTGGCGATATGCCCTGCCCGGAGAAGAAGCTGCCGTATTTAACTGGTACGTCCCGGCAGAAGCTGTGCCTCTTACAGGTACGGTGATGCTGGATGGTAATATAAACCTGAATTCAGGAAGGGAGGAATTGTAAATGGCATCAGGAACTGTAGTAACGACCAGGGCAAAGAAGAAGATGCTGCTTGCCCGAGCAGGCGAAAAGGCTTTGCCGAAAATCATCGGCATGGCTTTTGGAGACGGAGGAGTGAACAGCAGCGGCGCTGTGATTCCGCATTCTGCGGACAGCAACGCTCTGCACCATGAAGTGCTGCGCAAGGCGGTAGACGGGCATGAGATCATCAGCGACACGAAGGTTCGGTATCGCTGTACGATCGGTGCAGATGAGCTGAGCAATACCTACATCTCTGAGTGCGGCATCTATGACGCAGAAGGAGATTTCGTTGCCCTGAAAGCGTTCATGCAGAAGGGAAAAGATGCGGATATGGAAGTCATCTTCGAGTGTGACGATACCTTCTGACGCCGCTTTTCTTTTGTGCTAAAAATAACGGATTCTGTTATTTTCTAACCTTTTTACACAAAACATAGCATTGGAAATATCATACAGGAGGAAATAATGTCGTATTTTGATACTTCCGGGGCATCTTTTAATGCAAATTTGAGGATGCTTGAAACATCGGATCCGTGTCATGCGGATACGTTCAACGCCTTGTTTGGACAGCTTATCAACAATGATGTTGCCATCCAGAAAGCAGCTGGCGGCTTCGCTTCAACCAAAAACGCACAGGCAAAGTTCCTGTTGGATATGCGCAGGACAGGGAAAAAGTACGGTGTCCACTGGGATGCTTTCGATATCAACCCTTCCAGCATCGGGACCAGGCTGTATGACAATGTCGGTAAGGTATGCGAACCTTCGACCAATACCGTACAGGGCAGAAACGATCTCGAAGGAGAGTCTGTCTTCTATCACCTGGAGGTGAATGGTTACGTTGACGAAGATGGAGAATTCCAGGTCCAGTACATTCGCGGTATTGATAATGAATTCTCCCGTACAGAGAGGGACGTCTGGTGCCTGTTCCTGACACAGTGGATTAAGATCGAGATCACAGCAACAGGAGAAAACCTGATTTTGTCCGACATGGCGCATGAGGGATTTTTCCCGGAGGGAGGTGCAATCAGACCGGACGGTACCATCCGCCCTTATGTAGCTATCGCCAAGTACCAGGATTCATCCGAGTCGGCCGGAACGCCCAATTCCGTCAGCGGCTTCAATCCGAGTTACAACAACTCACACAACAGCATGATCACAAAGTTCCACAGAAAAGGAACCCAGTACTGTGGAACCACAGCTCAGGACTGGCAGCGGATGACAAACCTCTTCGATGTCGCCTTTGCGACAAGGGACAGTCAGAGCATTATGCGTGGAGCTACTGGGTACTACCTTCAGTATCCCGCGACTGTGGAAGAGGCGGATGTCGAGCGCATCATCATCGCCAAATCTCAGGCAGCAAATCTTTTGGTGGGATCCTGCGTATCGATTGGCAATGCAACTGCTCTTAACGGAGACCATACCGCTGGCAATATCGACAGAGGACAGGCTGGCATGCATGCGAAAGCCAACAGAGTCCTGATCACGAAGATTGAGGATTATGACGACAATAATGCTGCTGTGTATGTTGACAATGGAAGCACAGCCTTTTCAACTGCAAAAGCTGTCGTCGATAACGTCGATTGCCCGACATACCTGTCGACTATGCCCTGGCACACGGGTGCATGTGATGATGTGCTCGGCAGCTGTGGATCACCAAGCAGCAACTCCTCCGGCAAGGAACCCTATATCCTTTTCGGTGTAGAACTGGCTCTCGGTCAGTACGAAGTCTGCTCCAATGTAATCATGAATGTCGTAAACGGCGTGATGAGGCCGCATGTATGCTACGACTGCACAAAGCTGTCCTCAAATGCACCCACAGAGGACTATGAGGCAGTAGCGTATACCTTGGCACTTACAGACAACGCCTGGAAGTACATCTCTGTGCTGGGCTTTGATCCTGACAATCCTATGGTGAGACATGGCACAGAGGTAAATGCAACCTCTACAACCGGATATGCAGATGGACAGCACACGGGAGTCATTGATGAAACGACGAACTCGAAGCGTGAGGTTCTGCTCGGCGGCAACCTGAACAACGGGGCTGACGCGGGGCGGCGCTACGCGAACCTGAGCAGCGCTTTGTCGACCTCGAACTGGAACTACGCCGCGCGCCTTTCTGCATCTGGACGCTGCGCCCAAAGCGCAGTGTAAGGGGGTGAATGGGCGGCATAAAATGCCGTCCAGAGGGGACCTCCCCTCAAGAAACTATTAATAATCAGCCCGCGTAAGCGGGCGGTTTTTTCAAAAGGACTCATGACACTGTCGGCTTGTGTTCTGCTCGGCGGCAACCTGAACAACGGGGCTAACGCGGGGCGGCGCTACGCGAACCTGAACAACGCTTTGTCGAACTCGAACTGGAACTACGCCGCGCGCAATTCTGAACAATGTGTGTCATGTTTCGCTCCCTGGAGGAGCCTCACAAAGAGCTTGGGCGGAATGCCCGAAATTGATGAACCAGCATCAGGAATGGTGATGAGCCGGACCTGGCCCTGTGGCGAAGTGGACACAGGAGGGGGCTAGTAGTACACCCGAAAGCCCTTGAATTCAGAAAGAAATTTATCATGAAAACCTACTGCAAAAATCTCAACCTTACTGACCAAAGCTTTATTTTTGAAGCTATCCTGGCTTATCTGCACGACAAGATCCGCAAGAGATCTACGGTACGCTTTATTTCTGGATATACCGGGTACAGCGAATCATATGTGAGAAATACTCTTTTGGCAGAAAGAGCGCCGGAGGATAACAGCGCCAAAGATAAGTTTCTCATCTCCACCTGTATGAGGCTTGCGAAAGAAATGTCGGACCACATCAGTCTCAGGACTGTCCGTGAGCATATCATTCAGAGGAGTTACGGGGAGAAAATCATCCGATATCTGGAGATAACTGACACTGGAAGCAAGAAGCGTAGAGATCTTGGATTGGAAGCTACAATCTTTCGTCTTTACGAGGCGGTTGCAAACGAAGCTGCCATGCCTCTGTTCCGTGCAAAGGTGGGTGAGTTCCAGATTGGAAGCATTAAAGGTAAAGGTCAGGCGTATGGCAGGAAAGCGATTTTGCGGTGGATGAGCCGTGATCCGGAAGGCACGAAGTATGGAATACAGGCTGATGTTTCAAAATGTTACCCGAGTATTCCACACGAAAACCTGAAAGCCATGTATCACCGGGATCTGAAAAAATCGCAGGACCTATTGTATCTTTTGGACACATTCCTTCTTCTTTACGAAGAATATCCAAACCCTAAGGCTACTGATCCACACAGGGGTATCCTTATTGGATCCCCTGTCTCCAAGGATCTGTGCAACTATTTTGTAAGCAGGCTTTACCACTATGCCTCCGAGAAACTGTATGTGGAAAAAAAGCGCAGGGGAGTAGTGCGCAGGGAGAGGATGCTGTCTCACATTATTATCTACGCGGATGACATTTTAATATTCGGCCAGAACAAAAGGTTGCTTCATAACGCAATGAAGATGATTTCCGCATTTGCAAGAGATTGCCTCGGGCTGACCGTCAAGCCTTCCTGGGTGAAGTTCCGCACGCAGCATTGTGGCAGATCAGGCAGATTGACCGGGTGCGTGATCGACTTCATAGGCCTTCAGTTCCATGGGGGCGAAGTGACCGAAAAGTTCTATTATGGCCGAAGGACAAAACACCGGAGAGCATGGGTCACTATTCGGGGAAGGACATTCATCAAAGCAAAAAGAAAACTGTTTCGATTCACCAGAATGGTAAAACGAAGCATCACAGTTACCCAGAAGTTCGCAAAGAGCCTTGTTTCGTATTATGGATGTTTTACAAATACGGACGCCGCTGCATTCCGCAGAAAAAACAAAGTTGACCAGATTATGCGGATTGCACGCCGAATTATCAGCGATTATGTAAAAGGGAAACCTTATCATACTACCAAATACTACGATATGTGGAGGAGCAGAATAGCATGAACAAAGTAAACAGCCATGAGCCACTTGAAAAAGTGGTGTATAAAATTGGAACTGACGGTATGGCCAATGTATGGATCCGGCAGGAAACGTCCAGCCAGGAAACAGAAGAAGGCTACATAGCTGAGGAAGTCTACTTCAAGGTAACGCCTTCGGTTATCTCCAAGGAAGAAATACTGGCAGATTCCGGATTCTTCTTTACGGCAATGTGTGATGAGAAGCCCGGAAGCATGGCGGATCATCTGCAGCTGGAAGTGGTCCGGAAAGCAAAGAGGGATCAGATATCCGCTGCGTGCCAGGCAATAATCTTTGCAGGCATCGATGTTGAACTGAGTGAAGGGGTGCAGCACTTCAGCCTGACCGAGACTGATCAGATCAATCTTTTCGGGAAAATGGCACAGCTCCAGTCGGGGGCAGAGAGGCTTGAGTATCACAGCGACGGAGCGCCCTGCTGTTTCTACAGCGCAGCTGACATAGCAAAAATCTGCGCGGAAGCAACAAAGTATGTCTCATTGATGACGACAATCTGTAACAGTCTTTTTGTGTGGCTGGCAAACTGCACAACACGAGGAGAAATTGCCGGTATCGAATGGGGCGCCGAGATTCCGGATGACTATAAGAGCGAGGTCCTTAAAGCATACCTTGCGGCAGATGCGGCAGAATGAGAGCGGTTCTTAAGAATGCTGTCCTCTGGGGGATTGGAGGCTTGCTATATTGCCTTCTGGAAGTGTTATTTCGAAGCAGGACACACTGGAGCATGATGATTGTCGGAGGGGTTTGCTTCTTACTCTGCGGGATGATAAACGAGTATTATCCATGGGATATGCCCATGTTGGAGCAAATGACACTAAGCGCCATAGTTATCACCTCCATTGAATTCTGTTCCGGCGTTGTACTCAATCTTTGGTGCAAACTAAACGTATGGGACTATAGCAATATTCCTATGAATCTGTTTGGACAGATCTGCGCCCCTTTTGCAGCGGCCTGGTTTATCCTGAGCGGGGCAGCAATCGTGTTGGATGATTATCTGCGGTACTGGCTTTTCGAAGAAGAAAAGCCGCAGTACCAGTGGAGGGGAAAATGGATTCTTCCGAAGAAAAACTAAAACAAGAACTCGAAGAAGTTACAAGCCTTTTAAAAACCTACATGATTCTTTGCGACGAGCAATCGACTACCATTGAAACGATGGCAAAGGTAATCCATCAGCAGTCGATGAGGATCAGGGAGATGCAAGAAGTCCACGGTTTTATCGATATGTGAATTAAGGCGATAGAAGAGACCCGACAGGGTCTTTTTTTATTGCCGATTATTGAAAGGAGGAAATAAGTGGCAACGAAATGCACAGTATGGGACGTACTGACAGCTGCGGCGAAATATGATGGATCCCCGACTGCACATGCAGATGTCGTGAAAACACTGATTGCCAAAGGGCATAGTGTGAAAATGACTGATGCATGGTGCACTGAGGCCGTAATGGCAATCCTCTATAATGCCGGGGGGATCAGCCTTGTTGGCGGATTTACGCAGACTTCCGGCACCCTGAAGTCCCGTGCAGAGAAACTTGGTATCTGGAAAAAAGGGTCCGGAGACATCTTGCCAGGAGATATCGTTATCTATGGCACGAAGGAAGGTAAGCCCAACCATACAGAACTGGCTTTGGGATCCAATGTGAACCTGTGCGGTAACTACGCCCAGATTAGCAAGGATACCTGCCAGCGCCGGAAGAGATCTGGAAGGACTATCATCGGCCGCGTGCGTCCGAAGTATGCCGCCATGTCCACAATGGACAACCTGCAGCGTACCATTGCTGCAGTAGACTGCATGCTCAATGTGTATGGGTCGAGCGACACGAGGAAGAAGCAGCTTTCTGTCTTCGGAAGTAAGAACATTGCCTCTATCCAGGCAGAGGTCGACCGCGTATGGGGGAAAGAAGATCTCATTGCCCGTGACATGGCTGTTTACGTGATTGCTGGTCGTGCAGGGAAAGACCCTTACCGAAAGACCCGTCTCGGCAAGTACGCAGATAAGGCACAGGCAAGAGTTGAGCTTATCTATGCCATGCGGGGCAAGACCGTCACGCAGGCCGCCAAGGATGTGATCAATGACAATTATGGAAAAGGCGCGGTCAGGGAACTGCTGTTGTCCTTCTGCAGGTATGATGCGAAAAAGGTACAGGCAGAGGTCAATAGGCTTCTGCAGCCGGCAGGACACACCAATACCGATACAAAATTCCGCATTCACATGGAGCATTTCTGCCGAAAAGATGAATCCGCATATGGCGCATGTACGGCACTCTTGCAGTACGCTCCGGACGGTTCTGTGGCCAAGTGTGTCCTGATTGACACGGCCATGGACAAGACCGCCAATGTCGTGATCGAGGACCTCAAAGCCCAGGGAGTGAAGCAGATAGATGCGCTTTTTATTAGCCATGCCCATGGAGACCACTATGGTGGTCTCACAAAGGTAGCAAACGCTTTCCTAGTTAAATGGCTCTATCTTCCGGATCCGACAGAATTGGATAAGTACCAGAAGAGTTACGGGGACTCCCTCCGGAAACAGGCGAGGAAGGTCAAAAACTTTCGATGGTACAAACAGGGGGACGCTGCTGTGATCGGCGAGATCAAGTTCCGTTGCCTCTATGCTCCGAAGGCGAAAGACCTGAGAGAACATGACCCACATCACTACGTCAACAACATGAGTCCGTTCAACTACTTCGAGTGCGGCTCCTTTGTTTGGCACACGGCCGGCGATGCACAGAACCCTGCGAACAATCTTTTTGTTTCATACGCTAAAAAAGAAGGAATCAGCATAAAATGCCACGGGCTGGAATTCCATTGGCACACGGACGGAAACGCGACAAATGACAATCTGCTGGAAGCTACAGAGCCGATAATCTGCGGATCCAACTATCATCATCCGGGATGGCGCTCTGGGCGCAAAGGTCCGAAGAAGAAAGCAGAGGCCGTCGGCGCTACCTGCTACGCCACCGCCGATGACGGACATATCGAGATCGATATTGCCGGCAGGAAAGTCACCGTCACGACTACAAGATCGGGCAGGCACGACAATTACATAATATAGGGACAAGAAAGGGATAGGATGGAGAAAGCGCTGGAGAACCTTGTTACTCCCGACCAGGTACTGACGTGGATCGTCATTGGACTCCTGGTCGGATATTTCATTTATAAGGAATGGCCGGAGTTCCGAAGGAGAGTATCCGGAAAGGCTGTAGCCGATGCCAAAGAGGAAGCCGAAGACAAGTCCGTCTGTGAAAGATTAACCGCAATTGAAGAGGATGTTAAAAGGATCAAAGCTAAGCTTGATACAGACTACAACCGCCTGAACATGATCGAAGGATGGCGCGGCAGCGTACAGAAGATGGTAGCTGATTCCCTGGAAGAGCGCGAGATCCTGATGCAGGCCATGCTCGGAGTACTGGGAGGCCTACAGGAAATCGGAGCAAACGGTCCTACAAAAGAAGCTGAGAAGACAATACGTAACTACCTGAATAAAAAGGCTCACACGCCGGATGACTGATCCGGAGAAAGGACAAGTATATGAAGATTGAATTACTCACACTTACAGTCAGGCTGGCTGCTCTGATAGTAACAGCTTTTGTTATCCCCGCCTTGAAGACATGGCTGGAGAAGAAAACCGAGAATGAAAACTTGGCTCAGGTGCAGGAGTGGGCGGCAAAAGCCGTACAGGCAGCAGAGCAGATTCACAAAAAGGCCAGAAAGGACGACCCTACAGGAGTCAAAAGAAGAAAGTTCGCTATTGATTTCCTTAATCAGCTCTGCGCCAAGCACGGGGTACGGCTTTCCAAGGAAGAGATCGAAGTTCTGATCGAAGCGGCGGTGGACGAAGTAAATAACTGCCGCCTTGGGGTGCTCTACTCTAACGAAGCAGAATCCTGATATTTTCTGATTACCTGTCTCAGCAATTATGCATAGAAAGGAGAGCCATGGCAAAGAAACTTATCGACCTTTCTCAGTTCAATAAGGTGAAAGACTGGCCAAAAGTCAAAGAAGCTGTCGATGCGGTTATCCTGCGTCTCGGGTATCGCGGCGCCACTACCGGCACTATCACGTATGATCCTAAATATCAGGAGTATGTCTCTGCGTGCCAGAAGCTCGGGATTCCGAAGATGATCTACTTTTTCCCGTGTTCCATCTCCACTGCAGAAGCAGAAGCGGAAGCGAATTTCATCATCTCCGCAGCGAAAAAGACAGATCTCTGCGGGGCAATCTGGCTCGATTCTGAAGTGGTGTATCGCGACAAGTCCGGGAGATCTGACAACCTCAGCAAAGCAAGTCGTACAAAATATCTCAATGTCATTCTGAGAAAACTCCATGCTGCAGGATATGAATGTGGTGTATATGCCTCTGCTTCCTGGTTTGCCGGAAACCTGAACGACTCCGAACTGGAACCTTATTGTCTGCGCTGGGTTGCTCAGTGGGCAGACAGATGTACCTATACAAGCCACAGCATCGATATGTGGCAGTATACCAACACTGGAGCTATCCCCGGAATCGACGGACGAGTTGACATCTCTAAGTGCTATATCAATATTGGTGCGGGGTCTGAAACAAAGGCTACCCGTAAGGGTGTTACCAGACAGGATATTGTAGATCAGATCTGCAGCTGGGAGGGCTGGTCGGAATCCAATGGTAAGTTCAAGAGGATTATCGACATCTACAACTACTATCTGCCGACAGCAGTAAAAACAGGCACGCTCAATTATCCCGTGAAGTACACCGACGAGTGGTGCGCCACTGCCGCCAGCGCCGCTTACATCCAGGCCGGGTCTCCGGAGCTGTTTCCGATCGAGTGCGGATGCCCGAGGACTATCGAGCTTGCGAAGAAGATGGGTATCTGGCAGGAAGCAGACAACTACATCCCTTCCCCTGCTGATGCCGTCCTCTACGACTGGCAGGACTCCGGATCCGGCGACAATAAAGGAACTCCCGACCACATCGGCATCGTGATCTCGGTCAATGAGTCTGCAGGTAACATCTATGTCATGGAAGGCAACAAGGAGGAGAAAGTTGCACGGCGTATCCTCAAAGTCAACAGCAGATACATCCGCGGTTTCGTGACGCCGAAGTTTCTGGAAGAGGAGCCGACGAAGGCTGTAGTGCCTGAAGCGAAGAAAAAAGCAGATGTGGCAAACAACACTTTTGAACCCACGAAATCGGACACCGATCTTGCTGTGGAGGTGTGGTACGGCACTCACGGCAGTGGGGACAAGCGAAGAAGCGCGCTCGGCAGCAGATATGATCAGGTTCAGAACTCAGTCGAAGAAATCGGCCAGAGCGTTTCAACCTTTGTTTCTGCAAGCAAGGCGTATATGCGCAAGCACGGATGTGAGAAGCTGATCTGACATCGTCGCACAGCCCAACAGAGAACAGGCCGCATATGTCAAAGCATAGAGCCAGCCGGGACCCGGCGACTATGCAGCCCCCTGGACTAGCCAAAATGGTTAGTTCAGGGGCTTATTTTGTTTGTGCAAATCTCCATGTATATCATAATACGATATTTTATAACATTATTCCTTCCGATAACTCAAAACACGCTACAATCGAACGGAAGGAGCAATGGCATGATAAAAATTCACTTGTCCAAAATGCTGGGTGAAAGGCGTATGACGCAGGCTGAGCTTTCGCGTCGCACTGGAATAAGAGCGAACACGATCGGTGAGCTGTACCATGAGCTGGCAGAGAGGGTCAATCTTGACCACCTGGATCGCATATGCAAGGTACTGAACTGTGAGTTGGGTGAGCTGATCGAGTGGGTACCGGACTCTGATACTCAGAATGACGCTTCGTGATCCTGCACACGCAGCAGATACCGCTGCAACGGTATGGACAACGGCAAAAAAGAGGCTTAGCGCCTCTTTTTTGTTTGCCTCTGCCCCATCTCATACTGGTTGAGACGAAGCGAATCCATCAGAAACCTGCCGTCAAGGCCAAAGTCCTGATACCCTCTGTAAATCGTATCAATGTATCGCTCGGTGGGATATCCCGGAACAGCATCCGGCCTCATGATATACACCATGCCTGTTACCTTCTTACCACCGTCCACAAGGACTTCCACGGTGTGTTTCTGGTAAAACGTAGGGAATCCTTCGTAGCGGTCCAAAGCCCTCTCATCGGCCGCAGAGATCTTCCAGAGTCCGACAGGGACATACTTCCCGGGTGCCTTCCTGATAGTGGCATAGGCCCCGGAGTAGCTTCTTCTGTAAATCAGCTCCCATCCTTCCAGCATTCCGCTGGATATAATCTTTGCCTTCGGGCAGCGCCATGCCATCTGTTCTGTATCGAGGTTGCTTCCATATGCGACGTATACTTTCATTGATATCCTCCTTATTCTCAGTCAATTTTCTTGATTTCACAGGTCATACCATCCACGTCCACTATCCTGTACAGTGATCCCTTCCATTTGATCTCCCTGACCCGGACGCCGGTGTATGCATTTGACTGTGACTTGTCAAAGATTACTTCTCCCCTGGCCCCCATCCAGGAGGCCAGGTTGGAGAGGAGACTTGCTTCGATTTCCATCTTTTCTGCGAAGTTCATTGTTCCCTCTTTTCTTTATGCAATGTTTTCTGCCCCATTTGCAGTCCGGCTGTGGATACCAGCGTTCTTCTTGACGATGGCCATCATGTGGATGCGGCAGGTCTTGAATTCATCACCCTCAAGCCCAAGGCGGTTGATAAGGAATGCCCTCATGGTGTCGACTTTTTTCTTTTCCGTGGCTCCGGTAAGGTCCTTGAAGAAAACCCTCTTGGTGGAGATTGCCCATCCGCTGACTGCGAGGCAGAACTGGATGTATGCTTTGATCTTTCCAGCATGGAGAGTGGAGTTGAACAGGCGGAACTCGATGGTCCCCTTGCTGAAGAATGCATGCAGGTTGAGCCCGTGGTATCTGGTGGGATTATAGTGAGAGTGGTCGATCCTTCCGCAGTAGTTGTCGTTTGCTTCGCTGTACCAGATCCTCTCGATATCGGAGAGGGCTTTGTGCTCCTTTTTGATTGCATCCCTGAGGGTAACGGAGATTTTTCTGCACCAGCGATGTGCCCTTGCGTTGTTATCGAGTGCATCGTAGATGAGGTCCTGCCTTGCTACGAAGAGTTCTGTGAGATTGAAAAGGGAGTTCGCTGTGTGGTTTGCCCCATCGACGTGGATGTGGATTCCACAGCTTTCATTTACACGGGCTCCTGCTTTTTTGAGTTCCCGGATGATTGTCTGGAGCTGAGGGATATCTTCGTAAGTAAGGATAGGGGAGACAAGCTCCACTGAGTACATCCGGTTTCCGGTAGGTGACCCATCAGAGCGGGTTGTGCGGATGGATCCGTCGTGCTCACAGCTCCATTTCCTGCCGTTGCTGTCGATTACGTAGTGGTTATCGTAGCTGTGTGCGCGACCAGTATTCGTAGATTCGAGCACCTTTGCTACTGTTTTCTGTGCCCTTCCCTTTGTGATGCCTGTCATTTCAATTTCGATGCCAAATCTCTGGTTCTTGATCCATTCGTTCTTCATTTCAGCTTGTCCTTTCTGTGATTGTTATGTCCGGAGATTCGTCAGTTCCCGAACAGTTGTTTGTGTTTTCTGTTGTGTATATAGTATCACAGGCCATAGCGAAGTCAATGGATTTTTTAAAAATAATTTACCTAATATGTAAATAAATAGCATTGACAGGTAAATAATAACGGTATACAATAAAATCCGGACAAGACTGCGATATGCGCTGCTGAAAGGAGGGAACCTGTGATTTCGTTTAATCCACTATGGAAAACACTGATAGACAAGCATATGAAGAAACAGGATCTGGCTGCCCGGCTGGGAGTTACGAAAAAATCTGTTTCCATGATGGCCAGGAATGAGCCGATCAGCATGAGGCTCCTGGACAAGATCTGCAAAGAACTGGGATGTCAGGTACAAGACGTGATAGAGTACGTTCCTGACGAGGATTAACATCATATGGATAAGCCGAGACGTAGGAGGCGAATATTATTTGTGATGTTTAAATGATGTTGGAAATCTAGAGAAAGAGAATCACTCTATATAATAGGAAGAAATAGTAAAAGATAATGTGGATGCTAAAGACATGAGATTTCATGGATAACACGGCATGGCATTGAGTATGAATAAGCGACAAATCCCCTGAGACTCAGTATTTATGCGGGTCTCAGGGGATTTTTTGATTTCCGTGATGTTAATTTGATGTTAGGACTTTTATTTCGTCTCTCCAGTCTACAAAAAGTTACTGCTCCGGAGTCTCTGTAGACAGGTCTTTGATGCTTTTCCTGCGCACATCCTCGAGCTTTTTTGCCAGCGCCCTGTCTTTGCCGGGGTACAGGTGCGCATAGGTTTTCCAGGTGATGGCCGCGGATTCATGGCCAAGCCTCTCCGAGATCTCCTCTATGGAAAAACCCATGTTGATCAGCAGAGCCACATGGCTGTGGCGCAGGTCGTGTATCCGGATCCACGGAAGGCCGGCACGGTCTGTTGCCCGGTGGAATTCTCCCAGCAGGGCATGCTTGGAGCGGTCAAATATCCTCTCCTCATCTTCGATCGCGCAGACCTGTATATATTCACGCAGCTCATTGTAGAGAGATTCCGGGATGGTGACTTTGCGTACGCTCCGGGATGTCTTCGGCGTGAGGAAATATTCCTTTCCCTTTACCTTCGCGTAGTTTTTGTTGATGTCAAGGAGCTCATCATAGACATCTGCAGGTGTTAGTGCCAGAAGCTCCGCCTCCCGGATGCCGCTGTAAAACAGGACGCTGAAAGCGAGCCGGTACATCCGCATGTGCTCATATTGGATGAATTGGTCAAACTGGTCTTTCGTCCATATCTTCATTTCCTCAGCGTTGCCTTTCCCGATCGCGCCGGCGGCCTTGCACGGGTTTACCCTGAGCCCATAGAATTTTACTGCATAGTTCATAATGGCACTGAGCTGAGAATGGATCTTATTCATATAAGTCTGGCTGTATGGTTTTCCGTTTTCATCCCTGTACGAGAGCAGCTCATTCTGCCAGCGCATAACAGTGGCAGGATCTATGTCGCTTATTTTCATTTTCCCGAAGAAAGGTTTTAGTTTTCCCTCGAAGATAGATTCCTTATTCTCCTGCGTGGTGGGTTTTGTCCGCTCCTCTATCTCAGCGAAATATTTCTCACAGAGGGCAGAAAATGTGATCGTTGGATCTTTACTGGTCGAGTCAAGAAAGTTTCGCTCCCAGTCCTGAGCTTCTCGCTTGGTATCGAATCCCCGCTTGCATTTATGCTGCTTCTGGCCAAGCCAGTCGGTGTAATAGAAGTTGGCATACCATTTTGTCTTGCCGTTCTTCATCTGGTATTTGTATGCCGGCACGTCAGCCCTCCTCCCTCTGGTTTTTTGCCAGTTCTTGCAGGAGGCCTGATGCCAGGGCCTGCTGTCGCTCGTCCAGCTTCCGGAAGTTCTGGAGCAGCTCCTGCTCATTCTGTGAGAGCGGGATATCTTCGCGCTGATCCGAACCGACCAGATAGTCGATTGTAGTACCCAGAGCCTGTGCCAGGGCGGCCAGGACCTCCGGCTTGAGCCGATCGGAAGTGTAGGAGCGCTCCATATTGGAGATGACCTGGGAGGACACACCGACCTTGTCAGCAAGCTGATACTGCGTCCAGTTCTTTTGTCGACGGAGATCCTTGATCTTTTCGCCTGTTGTTGGCATAAAAAACCTCCTTCAGGGATAGCAAACAAAGCCCCGGAGGAGTATACTCTAAGTGCTGATACGGATAGGGATATCCGAAAACAATCCTTCCGGGGATTGAATACTGCGCCCGCCCTGCGCCAACAGGACGGGCGTTTTTGAATCATGCCCTATTTCGCGGCATTTATCGTTATTTCATTCGCAGTATATAGTTTTATACCGCTTATTGTGGAAAAGTCATTATCATCCGTGACGATATTGAGCTTGTTATTTGCAATACAGTTTCTCAATATGACATAATCAAACACATCGCATCTGTGCGTAGCGAAAGAGTCTACAAAAGCTTCCATGCAGGATTCATCGAAATTAAAAGATAATATTGTACACGTATTGGTCACGTTAGAGAGTGTGGTCCGCAGGTTTTGCTGCATCCGGCTTCGCTCTCCGGAATCTTTCCGGAAGTCTTTGATACTATAGTCAGCTTCCGGGTGACTGTCTTTGAAAATGCTGAATTCATTCTTCTCTACTATATTTAGCAGTTCTGAAATATTATATACAGATGTCAATATCGGATTTCCGGATGAAACGAGACTATCAACAAAGCTGTAATATGGTTTTGCATTAACCGGCATCTGTGTGCCAGTGATTCTCGGATAGCAGTACCAGTACAGAACATTGGTATCAAGAAAATACTCCCTCGAAGAATTCATGGATTGAAATGTACGGATGTCAACTACATCTATTCCCATCACACACCTGCCTTCTTCGGTGTATTACCCACGATTTCCATGATTCGCTCAGACATCTCCTTATCCTGATAAATGTCTTTAGCGTTCTCCATAGAGGATTCGTAAGTCTGCCTTCCTGTCTCGGAGATATTCTCGAGCGAGATGGCCTCGACTGCAGGAAATCCAAATTTGTAAGCTAACACAGCAAAACTGTTGTTAAAAAAAGGTGAGGCAAAACGATTTATCCCCGAGAAATCAACAACGATCGGCTCACTTTGTCCGAGCGCCTCTTCGAGCCTTTCTTTCAAGAGCAGTCCGCGTGTTCTTGAAGCAGCCTCCTTTGAAAAATCAGATATCCTAATTATCGCCATTACTTCATCTCCTTGCTTGTAGAATAGATATGGTTTTTATCAGCCACTATAGTTATCCCGATAAAGGTTCCAATAATTGGCTTTGTAATAAAAGAAAAATTGCCGCGCCCCTTGTTAAAACTAAAGCAAATATCATTAGAAAAAATATTCAAGCAACCATTGTTAAGTTTAATAAAACTCATAAGCTTCGCAAGTCCGAGGCCTCTTGGGACTCCATCGTGCAATTGCTTGGTGGAATTGCCAGGGAGCAGTGCCCATCTTAAGGCATCCTCAGAAAAATGAACGTCTTTAACTTTTTCTTTAACGAGATTCGGTATCCCCACCCCTGTGTCATATATAGAAAAAACCAGATGTCGCTTAGACGGCATCCAATGCCCACAAGCATATACACCCATATCCTCGCCGGAATGCTCTGCGGCATTACAGAAAATCTCAAAAATATTTTGAAATAGTAGCTCCCTCGCCTGTTCGGTTAATTTAATTGGAGCATGATCAATAATCTTCCCAACATATTCTAACACATCCTCATCGTCCCTGCTTTTAATAGTGAAAAAAGGAATTGAGTTTCTGTTTGTGTAATTACGTTGATCACCAGTAACGTAACTATATAGGCCTGAAGACTTCAGATAGTTTTCTACCGCGCTTCCCCGCACGGTACAAATATTTGCTGTTTTGCCGTAACGGTTAGCAATGTGTAGCATTGTTCCAAGAAAAGAGGTGAACAGAGCGTGATAAAAAGAGCATTCTGTCATATCGAATAAGACTTCGTGCGCTGTAGAAGTCTTAACTTCGTGTTGCAACTGCGCAAGAAATTCATAAGAGGCAGCGTCATTATTAAGTCTTTCTGGGAATACAATTATCTGTTCTTCCATAAAAATCACTTTCCAAATAGAAACCTGTCAACATTAGCATCTTCAAAACCCCAGCACCTTATCCGTGGCATACATGACACCGTCCCTGCGCTCGTAGGAAAATTTAGATAAGTTCCGGCCAAGATAAGGCACTTTCCATAGAAAATCCATTTTCCGCACTTCCGGATGCTCCGTGCCGATGAAATTTGCCAAGTCATCACTGTTTAATTTCAAAACCATTCCTGCAGGTTTTGCGGAATATTCACCGTCAAAAGTAAGGTTCACTATGACGGAGTACTCCCCATCTTTGTCCTCATTGGCACCAGCAGCTTCAAATGTTGTGAGTGGAAGTTTTTGCTCAACATGTTCGGCAATATCAGCCGACAATTTGAGCTTGGTCTCGCGATCTTCTGAAACATCCACCGAGTCAGCTATTTCAAACTGTTTTTCTATAGAATAATACCCATCGCTATTACCAGTGCCTGAACCATCCGTGCCCGAGATTCCAGATTTTTCCATATTGCTACTCATACTGCTAATCTGCGTGTACAAGTCATTATCCTGCATATACGGATCTACGATGCATTTAACTAAATACTCGTCATTAGGGAAACGGTCCCCATTATAATCCAACACTGCTTCTGCATGACCATTTTTAACTGTGGCTATTGTTCCTCCATAAATATCCTGCTTATCGGGGGATGAGGCCGTTATAAAAATTTGTACTTCTGTATCGTCGGGGTAAGTGGTTTCTATGCTTACTTTTGGCTTTCCCATATTG